GATGTATGGTATTTATTCAGCAACCCGCTGATATTCCTTTCTGACGATCAGGTTGTGATTGAGTTCAGTTTAAAATCTGCCGCAAATGTGGTAGGAATAAATGTTGTGGGATGGGGGATTTATGGTTGAAGAAAAAACTTGGAATGAATTTAGGAAATCAAGCCTCCTTCTTTTTGTGAATCAGTTTCTACATATATTTGGATGGGCTATTGTTTTTGAATTTGATAATTATGATTCAAATACAGATGATGGCGTTATAACAAGAGTTTATCCTGCAAGGGTTAAATTTAGAGGGTTCAGCAGCGATTGTACAAGTAAAGCATACAAAGAAATTTCTGCTTATATGGCGCAGAACGCAACTGATTTATTGAAAGAGGCAGAGGATGAATAAGGACAAGGTAAAAAGAATTTGTACAGATTGCTCAAAAAAGGGGAAAAAGGAAAGTGGAAAAATTGAACTTCTTCGAAAAGTTTTTCCTCGCAAGGCTGGAAAGAAAGTTAAGTAGAACTTCAGGCGCAGTTGTAACCGGGATTCCCGGTGGTGTGGTATGGCCTGACAGGGACTACGAAAACTTTGCAAAAGAAACATACATGAAGAATGTGATTGCATTCCGATGTATTTCTATCATTGCACGGTCGGCTGCTTCTGTGCCTTGGAAATTATTTAAACACATAGACGAGAAGAAAAATGAAGCGGTTGAAAACCATTACATCAATGCTATTTTGAAAAGACCGAATCCGAGGGAATCCTTTACCACTCTTGTTGAATCTATTATCTCATATCTTGGCATGGCAGGAAATAGTTTTGTCGAAAAGGTGAGTCTTTCTGCTGGGATGAATGGTGGAGAGATAAGAGAACTGTATTCTTTACGGCCCGATAGATTCAAAATAAATGCTGATAAGGAAGGCCAGATTTCAGGATATACTTATCATGTGAACGGAACAGAAGTGAAATATGATGTTGATCTTATAACAGGACGATGTGATATCCTTCATCTGAAAACATTCCATCCCCTTAATGACTTTTGGGGAATGTCTCCTACAGAACCGGCTGCTGTTTCTGTTGATACTCATAACAGCTCGAACATGTGGAATAAGAATCTTATTGAGAATGAAGCGCGTCCTGGACTCATATATATATTTGATGGATCAATCGGAGATAAAGAATATAAACGATTATCAAATTTATTGAAAACAACGAGAGAAGGATCAGACAATGTCGGAAAATCGATGATTGTTGAAGGCAAAGTAAAAGATGTCAAGCCTTATGGATTTTCACCTACAGAAATGGATTGGCTTAAATCAAATCTTGAACTTGCCCGGAACATTTGTAATATATGGGGAGTCCCGCCGCAGATCGTGGGGATACCGGATACAAACACATACAGTAATTATCAGGAAGCTCGACAAGCATTTTGGGAAGAGACGGTGATGTTTTATCTGTGTCTCCTGAAAGATGAATTCAATCATTGGTTTTTTTCAGATCAAGTAAAAGATCAGGGGCTGTTTGTGAACTTCCTTCTTGATAATGTTCCGGCATTTGCTGCGAAGCGCGACAAGGTCTGGGAACGTGTTGAGAAGGCATCATTCTTGAAAGTAAATGAAAAACGTGAGGCAGTGGAATATGAGGAGGCAGAAGGTGGGGACGTGATACTTGTTCCCGCAACAATGCTTCCGCTTGGAATGGAATCAGAAACAAATACAGATGAAAAAGATGAGCAAGCAGTACAGAAATTGATTGAACAGGGGTACACAAGAGAGGAAGCAGAAATGGCATTGGGTCTTTTGACTGAGGAAACGAAATGATTGATATAACAAGCAATACAGCCAAGCAAAGATTTCTTGTGGCACAGCAAAGACAAATGCTTGTGTTCGAAAGAGTATTTTCAAGACAAGTTCAATCCATCATCAAGAAACAATATAATGACGCTGCTAAAAATATTGAAAGTTATAATCTGGATTTCAATTATGCCATTGATAAATATAATAAGCCCATGAGAGAGGCTTTCAGAAAATGTAACATGCAAGTAGCAACTCAATTCAGCGAGAGTGCTTTTGCAGAGGTGAATAAAACAAAGGGATTTGAACGATATGAAACAAAAGGATTCATTGATGATTTTTGGAGACAGGCAATTCCATGGATGGATACAAACACAGCAAGAAAAGTAGTGATGACCACCCTCGTCACAAAGAAGCTGATTGCCAAGATAGTTAAGCGCGAGATGGAAGCTGGAAATACAAATAAGGATATTGCAAAAAAGATAAAGGAAGTAGGAGCCGTCTCCTCTCCTTTCAGAGCAATGAAAATAGCAAGAACAGAAACGCATACTGTTGCGAATTACAGCACTCTTGGTGCAATGGAGAATTCAGGACTGATCAAGGAAAAGGAATGGCTGAGTGCAAATGATATGAGAACAAGAACACTGCCATTTAACCACGTTATTGCAAATGGTGAGCGTGTTGCAATAGATGATACGTTCAAAAGGACAGGCGAGAATCTGAAATATCCTGGCGATCCTTCTGGTTCAGCAGCAAATATTATTTACTGCCGATGTGTACAGTTATTTCATACAGGCATTAAGGTTGATAGAAAACATGCTCAAGCAGTCAGGATTATAAAGGCAATGAGATTGCTTCAGAATGTGGCGTAAGAAATAAGGAGGGAATGAAGATGAATCTGTGTGAGTGCGGCTGTGGAAAAGAATGTCACAATAGATTTATTTTTGGGCACAATCCTTGTTCTGAAGAGACAAGATTAAAAATGTCTTTGGCTCGAAAAGGTACAAATCATCATAGAAATTACTGGATTAAATTTTATCAGAATTTGATAAATGATTATGTAAAGAGGAGGAGATAAATGAGCAAAGAATATTTAGATGTTCCCTTTGAGATAAAAGCATCATCCTTGGTTGATGATGGAACATTCGAAGGGTACGCTTCGGTATTTGGAGGCGATCCAGATTCATATGGTGATATCATTGTTAAGGGAGCATTCAAGGATTCGTTAGCTGCCGGGGGGAGAAATGGAACAGGTATTGCGATGCTGTGGCAGCACAAAAGTGAGTTCCCGATAGGGGTCTACAAAGAAATCAGCGAGGATAAAAAGGGCCTTTATATTGTCGGTAAACTCACTCGCGGAGTACAGAAAGCAGATGAAGCTCATTTGCTTATGAAAGATGGTGCATTAAAAGGATTATCGATAGGATATGATGTGCAAGATTATTCAATTGAGGAGGATAAAAAGTTAAACAAACGAACGCGGTATTTGAAAAAAGTGGAACTGTGGGAAATTTCTCCAGTCACTTTTCCTGCTGCTGTTCGTGCGCAGATCACAAACGTCAAAGCGATTGAAGAAGCAAAAACAGAACGGGAACTTGAAGCTGCCCTACGGGATGCAGGGCTGAGCATAAAAGAATCCGCGCTGTTGGTAAGCAGATGCAAGCCTTATTTACGGGATGTAAATGAGAAACAAGCATTACGCGAGGCTTTTAAAGAGCTGAGAATGATGAATGTAAAAATGGCAATCCATAACTTTGTAAATTAGGAGGATACAATATGGGATTAACAATTGAGGAAATCGGCAAAATGACCGAACCTGAAGTTGCGAAAGCGGTGCTTCAGGAAATCAAAACTCTCGGTGATAATTTCGAAGCGAACTATACTGAGCTGAGAAAGAATCATGAAGAGCTGAAGCATGTGGTTGATGAGAATTCAAAAGATACTCTTGCATTTGAAAAAGTGCAGAAGCTTGGTGAGGACATCACTGTTCGTCAACAGGCACTCGATAAAAAAATGATCGAGGATCAGAAAGCATATACTCAGCGTATTGATGCGATTGAGATTGCGCTGAAGCGTCCTGGCAAACAGGTAAGTCCTGAGTTGGAAGAAAAATCAGCAAAAGAAATCAAGGATTTCACTCTTGCCGTAGCTTCTGTTCAGCGCAAGAACGACATGGGTGTTTCTTTTGAAGAGGTTGAAGCTCTTGAAAAAAGTGGAGCCTTCAGCAAAGAGGCCTATGATCAGTACAAGAAAGCGTTTGAAGGGTGGGCAAGGAAATATGGCGGAAGCCGTGACCGTATTGCCCCGGAGTATATGCAGAAAGCTCTTCAGGTAGGGATTGATCCTGATGGTGGAATTACTGTTCCGACTGCAATGTCAAATCGTGTAACTCAGATTGTTTATGAAGGCGATCCTGTTCGTCAGCTCGCTTCAGTTGAATCCATCACAACAGGGAAACTTGAATGGATGGCTGAATGGGATGAAGCTGGTTCTGGATGGGAAGGTGAAACCCATGGGGAAACAACAGCTCCGGGAGAAACTTCAACTCCGGGTTGGATGAAGCGTTCTGTTTCTGTCCATACCCAGTGGGCTCGCCCGCGCGCAACACAGACTCTGCTTGAGGATTCCGGGATCAACATCGAATCATGGCTCGCAAACAAGGTTGCTGAGAAATTCAGTCGTGATGAGGGAGCTGCTTTTGTGACGGGTAATGGCATCGGTCGTCCTCGTGGATTCCTTACCTATGCAAATGGTACAACCTTCGGAACAGTTGAGCGAGTAAATATGGGGGCTGCTGCAGCTCTTACTGCTGATGGTTTCATCAATATCAAATTCCATTTGAAAGAGGCTTTCCTTGATCGTGGAACTTGGCTGATGAACAGAACTACCGTTCTTGCTGCTCTTCTGCTCAAAGACGGACAGGGGAATTATATCTGGAGTCCTGGTATTCTCGGACAGGGGGATGTTCGCGGTAATATCGTAGGTCTTCCGATCAGGATGTCAACGACCATGCCCGCAGTATCAGCTAACGCGCTTGCAGTTGCTCTTGCTGACTGGAAAGCTGCTTATCTGATTCTTGATCGTCTTGGCATAACTGTTCAGCGCGATCCGTACACCGTAAAACCATTTGTTGAATTCTACACTCGCAAACGTGTGGGTGGAGATGTTGACAATTGGGAAGCGATCAAAATCGGCGTGATCCACGTATAATAATTTTAAAATAAGGAGGTAAAATAATATGTCTAATGTTAAACGCGATCTATATTCAAGCCTGGCCTTTTTTCAGGCTCTTGTTCCGCAAGATATTGCGGCAGGAGCAGCTACAAATGGCCTGACGATTGATACTCTTGGTTATGATGCATGCGTATTCGTAATCAATTGTGGAGCAATGACAAGTGCAGGCGCGCTCGCGGCAAATCAGTTCTGGCAGTTGAAACTCGAACATGCAGTTATCAACACAGCAGGAACAGGGGCTTCGGATTGGTCTGAAGTATATCCGTCTCAGATGATTCATTCTGTGATTGGTATGGCTGGAGCATATTCAACTCTTGATAGTGGTATATTCCAGAGCATCACTTCAACTGATGATATCAGCGCAGCAACAGGCAAGATATTCTATGTAGGATATAAAGGCCCAAGACGATTTGTACGTATTGCATTTTCGGAAGAAAATGCACCGTCTACAATTTCAGCATCAGCTATTGCGATTCTTGGTGGAGCGCAGATATGGCCCGTCAATTCTCCTGTAGGGGATTAAGATTTTTATGCGTAGGGAAATCGCTACTTCCCTACGCTACTTTTTACATAGGAGGTAAAAATGACAAAGCGTGATAGTACATATCAGAATACAAAAGTTGGAACCCCCCAAGGGGCAGATCGGCTTGATATAGATTCT